TGGCAGTCAAGGGCATCGACGTGACCGTACATGTGCCGGATCGGATCGGCGCTGATTTCAACGATATTCACATGGAAAGACAGAGATAATGGCCGGATCAGTCAACAAGGTAATCATCGTCGGCAATTTGGGCCGTGACCCAGAGGTCCGCACATTCCAGAACGGTGGGAAGGTGTGCAATCTGCGCATTGCCACCTCGGAAACCTGGAAAGACCGCAATACCGGCGAACGCAAAGAGCGCACGGAATGGCACAGCGTTGCAATCTTTTCTGAGCCTATCGCGCGCATCGCAGAACAATACCTGCGCAAAGGCTCCAAGGTCTACATCGAAGGCCAGCTAGAGACCCGCAAATGGCAGGACCAGTCCGGTCAGGACAAATACACGACAGAAATCGTCCTGCGCCCCTATCGCGGCGAATTGACGTTGTTGGACGGCAAGTCCGATGGCCAGCATGGCAGCGGATACCGCGAATACGACGCGCCACAAAACGACATGCGCAACGGTAATCACCAGCACATGCAAGCCCGCGACATTGACGACGAAGTGCCTTTTTAGGAGCCGCACACATGAGCCTCAAACCCCGCACATGGAAAGAACAGCAAGCTCACGAGCGTGATGTGCGCAAAGGCTGGCTGGAATCCCTCGCCGCGCTTGGTGTCACCCAGACGGAAGCCGCTAAGATGGTTGGGCTTGATCGGGCCGGATTGCTGCGCATGTGCCGCAAATACGGCGTCAACATGGAAACGCCTGCCGAAATCAAAAACCGCGCAATCCGCGAAAAAGCTCAAGAGCGCCAAGAGGCAAAGCGCATTGATCGGGCGGCGGCAGCGGAAAGAGATAGGATAGCAAAAGCCAAGGAAGACCAGCTTCGCTCGATTAAGGCCGAAATCGAACAACGCACAGCGGCTCTCATTGCTGAAGGATTCAACCGCACACAGGCCGTGCGCGCCGTGGCGTATCAGATGGGGGTGCAGCTATGACTGACGACAGCGCAAATCATCATCGCCCTAAGACGCAGCAACGCCGCGCTGACGCAGGCGGACGGTCTCAAGATGGATATCAGCCTGCCAAGGGAGCCGTGGGAGGTGCAGCCATGACCTTACCCGAAGGATGCCAGCCTATAGATGCGCAGGACATGGCAAAGCTGCATCCGTCAACATGGGCCGAGGAATGCGCACAACTGCGTAAACTGAACACCGAACTCACATTGCAGGCACTGGCAAGCGACGGGCAGGCCGCAGAAGCGCACGAGGCACGGTTGATAGCAGAGGCGGAGGCCAAGGCGCTCCGGGCAAGGGTGGTAGAGTTGGAGGCGGCGCTGGAGTGGGCGTACATTGGCGACGGTCTCGATGACTGCGCCATCACCATCCAGCACATGACCAAGCCGCTCCAGAAGCGGAGCGACATAACACCCAACCACGCGGTGCAGATTGGCGTTCGCAAGGTCATCGACATGATCCGCGCCCGCGCCGCGCTATAGCAGGAGGGCGAGACATGAGCGACATTATCAGCATCGCGCACAGACACGGTGAGGACGACCGGATTCTGGCCAAGGAAACCGCAGACTGTCTGCGAAAGTGGCTCGAACTCGCAGAGAGCGGCGAACTTATCAGCGTGGCGCTCGCCGGCGAAATGACCAACGGCGATGTCTGCACCGGGTTTAGCGCAGCCGCAAGGCGATACCAGGTCATTGGCGGCTTGGAGACCGTAAAGCAACAAATCGTTTCACAGCACTTGGAGGGCGGGTGATGTGGCCCGTAGCGCCGCACAGAGCCAAGTCAAAAAACGGCTGACACCAGAGAGGGCAGGACAGTGCAAATAATCGGCTATATCCGCGCGGGCCACGAATTTGATATCCGCGACGAACTGAAAACAGACGGCTACGCAGCCACAGTGCCGCGCAAGGTCGAGACCGTCAGCAGAGGCAAGGACCGCAAGCCAAAGCTAGAGGACATCCCGCTTTTGCCAAACTACGTGTTCATTGATTGCACCGTAGATCAATACCACAGGCTTCTAAGCAGCAAGGGGCAATACAAGTACCTCGCCAGCACATACCAAATCATCCCGGCGCGACTTGAGGCAAATATGTCCAGATGGGCCGCAGGGATCGAAGCCACGGCACAGCGCGAAATCGAGCGTTACAAGCGGGGCGAAGAACTATCGCTATTCACGCAAGGCGAGGCGCTGCACGTCACGCATGGCCCGTTTGCGGAATGGCTGGCAAACCAGAACGTCACATTCCGCAGGATGGTCCAAGCGGCAAGCGATCCGTTCCCAAGTGTCGAGGTTGAGACCGAGTTGTTCGGGCGGGTCACGCGGGTGACAGTGGACGCGCTACACGTTCGACGCGCATAGTTGCCAAGTCCTGCCACATATGATAGGGATTGTGTCAAGACCGAAATGCGCTGTTCATCTCGACACGCGAGACAATGTTCGGTGGCGTACCCGGCGGTATAATCGGGATAGCGCATCGCTTTCGGGCGGTGTGCGTAAGCATTTCTACCAGCGCACTCCTCAACCGCTTCACACGCCAGCGGTCAGCCATCATGCCCTATGGGTCAACCGGTCGCGCTGGTGCCATGAGGCAAGAATTAGGCCGGAATTTTGGCGGGCGTGAATATCAGGCATCGGAGACAGACACATGAGCGACCGTGACGCAGCGGGGGAATTTCCCGTTTATAAAACCGTTTCGGTCGAAAGCCTGATCCCGTATGCGCGAAATTCACGCACTCACAGCGATGCTCAAGTTGCCAAGATTGCAGCAAGCATCAAGGAGTTTGGGTTTCTGAGTCCCATCATCGCAGACGGTGACAACGGCATCATCGCAGGCCACGGGCGCATCATGGCAGCGCAGAAGCTGGGGTTGGCCACGCTGCCAGTGATTGAGGCGGGGCATCTGACCGAGGCGCAAAAGCGGGCCTACATCATCGCAGATAATCGGCTGGCGCTGGACGCGGGCTGGGACAACGACCTGCTCAAGATCGAATTGCAGGACCTGGAGGCGGATGGCTTTGACCTGTCGCTATTGGGATTTGAGGTTGACGAGATGGCCGCGCTTTTCGATGAGCCGAATTTTGAACCCGGCACAGAAGACGACCAAGGCAAGCTAGACGAACTTGCGCCGAAGATGGTGACATGCCCGCATTGCGCGCAGGACTTCGACTTGAGGGAACATGGGCAAGGCTGATCTGCGCATAGACTGGGCCACGCACACGGCGGCGAAGTATGCTTGCGAGAATTGGCACTATAGCAAGAGCCTGCCAGTCGGAAAATCAGTTAAGGTTGGCGCGTGGGAGCGCGGGAGGTTCATTGGCGTGGTCATCTTCGCCTACGGAGCCAACAACAATATCGGCAAGCCTTTTGGGCTACAGCAAGCGCAATGCTGCGAACTTGTCAGGGTGGCGCTATCTGCACACAGCACTCCGGTGTCTCGAATTGTGGCACTGGCGCTGCGCAAGCTATCTGAGGCAAATCCGGGGCTGCGTTTGGTTGTGTCATACGCAGACACATTTCAGGGCCATCATGGCGGAATATACCAAGCAGGGAATTGGGTATTCTGCGGAACGTCGGAGGGCGCAACGCAATACATTCTAAATGGGCGCGTTGTGCATTCCATGCAAATACAGACATTTATCAGGGCTGGTAAGCTGCAGTCAAGAGCGGGCTTGCAAAAGGTCAAGGCGGGCGACAAGCATAAATACCTCATGCCCCTAGACGCCAAGATGCGCGCGCAAATCGCGCCACTGGCAAAACCATATCCCAAGCGTGCGAAGCAGGCGACCACCGGCGACCAGTCGGCAGGGCGGCAGGGCAGCACTGACCCGCACGCTCCAAATTCAGGCGTCAGTCATGTCGCGTAACCCGCACGAGCCAACGGCGGACACCCGGCAGCTTGTTCAGCTTCACACAACTGTCGGGACGCCGCAGGAAGACATTGCGCGCATCTTGGACATCGACCCCAAGACGCTGCGCAAGCACTACCGCGACGAACTGGACCTAGCGAAAGCCAAGGCCAACGCGACCATCGGCGGGGCGCTGTTCAACAAGGCGAAGTCTGGCGACACGGCAGCGATGATTTTCTGGATGAAGACGCAGGCGGGCTGGCGCGAAAAGACGGACCTGAATCACATTTCAGAGGACGGCACCATGACGCCCAAAGACGGAGGCAGCGCGATTGACCGCATCAACAGCCGCCTTGATAGCCTCATTGCCAACAGCGCAGAGAATGGCGGTTCTAAAGGGGCTAAGTGAATCCGAACTCGAAGAACTCGAAAACGATTGGCGCTTTTGGGCGCGTCCAGAACAGCTTGCACCGGATGGCGATTGGTCGGTCTGGATTGCACTTGCTGGCCGGGGCTTCGGAAAGACCGAGGCAGGCGCGCAATGGGTAAGGCAGCGTGAAGCGGCGGGGGCACGTTCAATCGCGCTGGTGGCTGAGACGCAAAAAGACCTTGAGGAAGTCATGGTCCCGCGCCTCTTGTCCATCTACCCCGATGCGGAAAGGCCGACAGTCCGATTTCGCCCGGTTCGCATCACATGGCCGTCAGGGGCGGTAGCACTTGGCTACAACGGAACCGAGCCGAACCAGTTGCGCGGGCCTGAGTTTGACACGGCTTGGGTAGATGAACTCGCAAAGTACCGATACGCCCGCGAGACTTGGGACATGCTGCAATTCACGATGCGGGCGGGCGATGACCCGCGCATCTTTGTGACAACAACGCCAAGGCCGATTCCGGTCATCAAGGAAATCGTTGCAGACGCGGGCACCGTTATCAGTCGTGGGTCAACATTCGACAACGCGGCGAACCTTCCCAAGCAATTCTTGAATAGGCTCAAGACCCGATACGAAGGCACGCGACTCGGTCGGCAGGAGCTTAACGCGGAAATCCTTGACGATTTACCGGGGGCGCTTTGGACGCGCCTCATGTTCGATGAAAACCGGCGGCAAGAGTTGCCGGATATGCGCCGGATCGTTGTAGCAGTTGATCCAAGCGGCACAGCAGGCAGCGAAGATGATGGAGACAGCATCGGCATAGTCGTTGCGGGCATTGGAATCGACGGACGCGGTTATGTGCTGGCTGACAGGACTTGCAAGCTATCGCCGGACGGATGGGGCCGACGCGCTGTTGAAGCGTACCGCGAATTCAAGGCCGACAGGATCGTTGCGGAACGCAACTTTGGCGGCGCGATGGTCGAACACGTAATCCGCACGGTGGATAAGACGGTCAGCTACAAAGAGGTGACGGCAAGCCGAGGCAAGGTCGCAAGGGCCGAGCCAGTTGCTGCTCTTTATGAGCAAGGCCGCGTGTCTCACATCGGCGGATTACCAGAGCTCGAAGACCAGATGTGCCAGATCGGGCCGGATGGCTACATCGGCGAAGGATCGCCCGACCGGGCAGACGCGCTGGTCTGGGCGCTGACTGAATTGATGCTCGACGGATCGAACTACGGATGGGAGGGCGCGATATGACAAAACCTCATTACCGCCTAACCGCAAGCGGGGACCTGATCCCCGCCATTCGGGCAACGGACGGCTATCAGAACCTTGTGGCGGGCCTTGGGACCAGCCGAGACAAGTCGTTTGGCTCTGGATACGTCCGCAATAGTTACGGCTATGACGATTTGGCGACAGCCTATGAAGTATCGTCAGTCGCAAAGGCTATTGTTGACATGCCCGCTGAAGATTCGTGCCGGGAATGGCGAGAATGGCAGGCTGAGGATGCTCAGATCAGCGCGCTTGAAGCCGAAGAAAGGCGGCTAGGGCTTGCGGCTAAGGTCATGGAAGCGCGCAAGTGGGCGCGTCTCTTTGGTGGCGCTGCGATTTACATCGGGACCGGAGAAAGTAATCCGGCAATGCCGCTCAATCCGCGCACAATCCAGCGCGGCGGGCTTCGCTATCTAACAGTGCTTGATCGAAGCGAATTGACGGCAGACGAAATGCAACTGGACCCGCGCGAGCCAGGGTATGGATTGCCGAGGCACTACCGGATCACCACGGGCCTCAATTCGATGGTGCAAATTCATCCAAGCCGATTGGCTCTTTTTCGCGGGGCTGAATACCCGGATCGGCAAAGCAGGCAGGCGAACAATGGGTGGGGCGACAGTCATTTGACGGCAGCACTTGAAAAGGTGCGTCACCTTGATTCAACCATTGCCAATATTGCGTCTCTTGTTTTCGAAGCAAAGATCGACGTTGTGAAAATCAAGGACTTTACGGCAAATCTGCGCGACGGCGGCACCACGTATGAGACATTGATGCAGCGCCGCTTTGCGCTGGCAATGGCAGCGAAAGGCATCAACGGAACCTTGATGCTGGATGCAGAAGAGGAATACAGCCAAAAGTCGGCAAGCTTTTCGACACTTCCAGATATACTTGACCGCTTTATGCAGATCGTATCATCGGCAGCGCGTATCCCGATGACGCGGCTTTTCCGCATGTCACCAGGCGGCCTGAATGCCACCGGTGAAAGCGACATGAGGTCATATTACGATGATGTGCGCAAAGAGCAGACGCTCGAAATTGAACCGGCGATGCACATCCTTGATGAATGCCTGATCCGGTCGGCATTGGGTAATCGCCCAGATGAAATTCACTATAATTGGCGTTCGCTGTGGCAACCGACCGCGAAAGAGCGTGCGGAAAATGCCGACAAGCTGACGACAGCTATGGAAAAACTGCATCGAATGGACGTGCTGCCCGAAGAGGCTATCGCAGACGCTGCTGTCAACGCCCTGACCGAAAACGGGTCATTTCCAGGCCTAGAAGCGGCTGTCACGGAATACATGGGCGGCAATCCTATTGAGCGGGGTTCCGAAGATGACGGATAAGCGCATCGCAGAGGACGGCGAAACTGTCGCGGCAGAGGTCGCAATCACGGACCAGTCAGGGCGTGTCGCTTTCACTGAGGTGATCGACGCTACAGGCCTGACGGGGGTCAAGCGGCATAAGGACGGCTACATCGCGGGCCGCGTCAAAGCAGCCCGCACCGGCGTTCAGGTATACACCGGGGCCGAAATGGGCATACCGGACATGGAGACAGTCGCGGTTTATCGACCTGTCGAAGAGGTCATGAGAATTGATGCCCTTGGGTCATTCAAGGGAAAGCCGATCACAGACGGGCATCCGTCTGAGCGCGTGACTGCCGACAACTGGCAGGCATTCGCGCGCGGCACTGTCATGGGCGTACAGCGCCAAGGCGACGCTGTGGCGCTGGATATTACGATTTCAGATGCATCGCTTGTGGGCAAGCTAGAGAGCGGCGCAGCGCGCGAACTCTCAGCTGGTTATGTCGCCAATATTGACCGCACAAGCGGCGTTGCTCCCGATGGAACGGCTTACGACGCCATCCAGCGGGATATTTACGTGGACCACCTGGCCATTGTCCCGAAAGGCAGGGCGGGTTCAGAGTTTCGTGTCGGCGACGGCGCGAATTCCTGGGGTGCTCGCCCCATCACCAAGAGCAGTCAAAAGGAGACAAAAATGTCTGATGCTCAAAGCACGGTGGTTCTCGGGGATGAGGCCGTTCAGGTCTCCGCAGCCGACGCCGCCAAAATCACCGCATTCAAGGACGCACAAGCCAAGGCGCTGACGGACGCACAGGCGGCACATGATGATGCACTGGCATCGAAGGACGCCGAAATCGACAAGCTGAAAGGCCAGCTCGACGCGGCGAACGAAAAGGTGCTGTCCGATGACGCACTGGATCAGCGCGTTGCGGATCGTGCGGACCTTATTGGCAAGGCCAACGCCATCGCTAAAGACGTGGCGACCAAGGGGCTGTCCGACGCGGCGATCCGAAAAGCTGTCGTCGCTGCCAAGCTTGGCGACGCGGCTATTTCCGGCAAATCTGACGCCTACATCGAAGCCCGCTTTGATGTGCTGGCAGAAGATGCGGCCAAGGGCGATCCGGTCGCGGATGCGCTCAAGTCTGGTGCGCAAACCGGCGATATGACCGTGTCTGACAAGGCGTATGCCGACAACTTGACATATCTGCAATCCGCATACCGTGGCGATGCAGCCCAAAAGGAGGCTTAAAAAATGGCCGTGCAAACAACATACCTTGACGAAATGGCCGTTGCCTACGCGGGCATGATCGTCAACACAGAGCCGAACAACCTAATCTCCAAGGAGGTCGAGACGGCAGGGGGTTTGGGTTTCGGTGTTCCCGTAATTCAAGGCACTGCCGACAGTCAGATTGATGACGTTGCGGCTTCGACTGACACAATCGTCGGGATCACCGTTCGGGACCAGTCCACCACGGCTGACACATTCGCGGAAAAGGACACCGCGCTTGTCATGCAGCGTGGCGTGATGTGGGTGACCGTGACGGACGCAGGCGGCGTTTCTGCCGGTGACCCGGTCTGGGTGCTTGTCGCTGACGGCACGTTCTCCAATGCCGACGCGGGCACAGATGGCTCGCTGCGGATCAATGATGCGCGCTGGGAGACCAGCGGTGCGAATGGTGCGTTGGCGGCAATCCGCTTCGACACCAATGGCGGTTGCACCGCCGGTGCCAGCTAAGGAGGCTGACCAATGAACATGACAACTCAACAGTTTAGCGACGCCATGCAGGCATCGCTTGGCTTCGCGCAGAAACAAACGTCTCACATCGAGGCGGGCGTTTATTCGATCCGCTATCCTGAATTGGACTATGCATCTCTTGTGCCGGTTGATACCAGCGCGGGCGAGTTTTCCAAGTCGGTTACTTACTATTCGATGGATGGTGCGGGCAAGGCCGGTTGGCTGAACGGCAACGGCAAGGATGTGCCGGTTGTCGGTGCGCAGATGGAACAGCATGAAACTGCCGTTCATTCTGCGGGCATCGGGTATTCCTACGGCTATGAGGAAGTCAACCAAGCGCGCTTGCTTGGCATTGCTTTGGACGGCGAGAAAGCCCGGATTGCACGTCGCGCATATGAGCAGATGGTCTACAACGTGGCGCTGGAAGGCGACACGGCGAAGGGCTTTGAAGGCTTGTATGACTACACCGGCGTCCCGACTGCAACAGCAGCAGCCGACGGCACATCGTCGGGGACCACGTGGGCAAGCAAGACGCCTGATCTCATCAATCGCGACATCAACGCCATCCTGATCGGCATCAACAGCGCGACAAAAGAGACAGAGCTTGCGGATACGCTCATCATGCCGACGGAGCGTTTGCAGTATATCGCTTCGACACGGATGACGGACACCGGTCTTTCGATCCTGGAGTATATTCAGCGGGCAAACATCTACACCGCCCAGACCGGCCAGCCGCTGACCATTCGCGGCAAGCGTGGCTTGCTGACCAAGGGCGGCAGTTCCTCGGCGCGCATGATTGCGTACCGTCGCGCGCCTGACGTTCTGAAGTTGCATATCCCGATGGTTCACCGGTTCTTCCCGGTGCAGATCGAAGGCTTCCAGTTCACCATTCCCGGCATGTTCCGTCTTGGTGGCTTGGATATTCGTTTGCCAAAGGCTGTCAGCTACGTTGACGGCATCTAAACGCATTTTGCGAAGGGCCGGGAAACTGGCCCTTTTCACAAGTGCGCAGGAGGCACCCCATGAAAATCACGAACACGACAAAGGGCGATCTTGGCCTTGATTTCAGCACCATCGTGCCTGCGGGCGAAACTGTTGAAATCAGCAACGACGCACTGACCACATTCAAGGCAATTCCGGTTGTTAAAGGTTGGTTTGTATCGGGGAAGCTGGTTGAAAGCGGTGCCGTTGAAGAAAAGCCCAAGCCAAAGCGCAAGGCGCGCTCCAAGTGATCGGCACAGTTGAGGGCTTTCGGTCCTACCACACAGCGCGGGGCAACAGCCTGCCAGCGGATGCTCAAACGTCCGTCGCAACAGCGGCTCTTGTGCGCGGTTCTGACTACGTGCGGGCAAAGTTCGACTTGCTTGTTGCCGAAACGGACCAGCGCGTGATTGACGCGGCCTATGTGGCGGGCGGGCAGGAATTGGCGCTGATCAATGACGTGTCATCGCTTCTGCCGTTCCCCGGCTTCTGGGTGACGCTGGAAACAGGCAAGGTGCTGACCAAAGTGGACGGCATTGAATGGACCCTCAAGGATATGGGGTCCGAAACATCAGACGCGATGACAGTGCAAACGCTTGTGCGCTCAAAGCTGCGCGGCGCAATCAAACCCGAAATCGGAATAATGGTGGTATAAATGGCCGTAACAATCTCCCTATTCAACCATACGCTATCCAAGTTTTTGGACGGTAGTTTTGCGGTTGGCGATACTTACAAGCTAAAATTGTATTCGGCGCTGACACCGGATTTGACCGATACCACGCTTGCGGCTGTTGACGCGGGTGGGACTGAGGCTACAACCGGCACCGGATACACCGCAGGCGGTGCGACACTGGCGAGCGTCGCCGTGACCATCGTCAGCACGAACGGCGCTCAATTGGACGCGGCGGATGTGTCCTGGACGGCGTCCGGCGGCACTATCGCGGCATCGCATGGCGTCATTTACAACGATACAGATGCGGACGATCCGCCTGTTGCGGTGATTAACTTCGACGGCACGCAGACAGCGGGCGATGGCACGAACTTCAACGTCAACTTCAACGCATCCGGCATCCTGACGCTGTCGGCAGCATAAGCCTGAACAATGGCCGCTCCTGCTGTCGTCCAATCACGGACCACGACGCTAAAAACGACTTCGGGGAACATCAACTACCCGACCGGGATGACGACCGGCAACCTTGCTGTTTTCATCGTCGGGTGGGCGGATGACGCCTCGCCGGTTGATCCGACAGGCTCAAACCTGACGTTTGTCGGGGAACAGGACAACGCCAGCAACAACCGGGCATCGGTTGCTGTCTGGTATCGTGAAATCGACGGCACGGAAGGGTCAAACGAAGCCTTTACCTTCGGCGCGGATCGGGAATGTACGGCGCATGTGGTCGAGATCAGCGGTTGGGACACGGCAGAGCCGCCGCTTGCAGCCTTTGCGACCACGGGTGGCAGTCGAACTGACGCACCGAACCCGCCGATCCGATCATGGACGTGGAGCGGTGACACGCTGGCCTTGGCGGGCTTTGTCTTTCGTGATGACGCCACGGTCAACAGCAACCCGTCTGGATACACGACCGTTGACAGCGGAGCGAACTCAGGCAAGGCGCTCAACCACGTTGCCGAAAAGGACGTAACGACTAGCCCTGAAGACCCAGGCGCTTTTTCGACAGACAGCGACAAGGAAACGTCCACATTCACCATCGTCATTGCTGCGCCTAGCGGTGGCGGTGCTGTCACAATCGAGGTTCCGGCCCTATCGGCCACAGGCGCGGCCAATGCACCAACAGTCGCGGGCGGGGCATCGGCATCGGCTCCATCGGCAAGCGCCACGGCCACAGCCAATGCACCGACGATTTCAACAGGGGCATCCGCTGACGCCGCATCTGCTTCGGCCACGGCGACCGCGAATGCGCCGACCATCGCAACTGGCGCGGCAACCAACGTGCCGGCGGCATCAACAGCCGCCACAGCCCACGCTCCCACGGTCACAGCCGCAACGGGGGCATCCATCGACGCCCCGGCCTTGTCCGGTACGGCCACAGCCCATGCACCTTCGGTGGCAACCGGGGCAAGCATCACATCACCTGCGGCAAATGCGAACGCCGCGCCACACGCACCTACCGTTTCGACGGGTGCAAGTGTGGATGCTCCAACAACAACGGCCACAGCCACCACACACGCCCCGACAGTAGGGTCAGGCGTATCAATCGGGGTTCCCGCCCTATCCGCAAGCGCCACGCTTCACGCGCCCACTGTGACGGCGGCAAGCGGTGCAGAAATCACCGCTCCGGCGGCATCTGCCACGGCAACACTGCACGCCCCGACAGTTTCGACGGGCGTATCCATCGCGGCTCCGGCTGCAAACGCCAATGCGACACTGCACGCACCAACGAT